ACTGATGTTAATTTATCAGCTTGTTTATTGTATCTTTCATTAACCCAATCAATCATGCCTTTTACATGAGCTTTTGTATTTGTTATACGCTCATTTTTTCTGACCTTAGTATTATTATACACATTGATTAATAGGTTTAATTCTTCATCAGATTCAATTTCTTTTAATGTTGAAGCAGCAATTTGTTTAAATATTTTACCAGCATTTGATAAAGCTTTAGTGGCTGCAGCTGTTTCTTTAGCTGTCATTGAAGCGGTACCTGATATGTCTGGTAGCGTAGCATCTACTTGCCACACCTTTGAATTTTTTTTAAGTTTACTTGTTATATCCGCTGCAAACTCAGCTTTCATAGTTTCAAATGTGGCACCTTCGTATTTTGTATGCCACACAATACCTATTTTAGCTTTTGTAATCTCTTTAGCGAGTGGAGTGTTAGTAGGGACAGCATAAACAATGGTATTAGGATGAAATGTAATATGAGATATTCCATTAATTTTTTCCGTTTTAAGATCATTCGAATCAAACATAAAATCGCCTTGTATAACTCCAGTTATACCAAGACCTTTTAAATTATCAAATGCTAGTTTTAATTTTTTAGATAGATCACCAGATGTATCAGCATCTATATCATCATGAGATTTGTATACTTTTGGATTTGCATTAAATATACCTTTTTTTGCTACAAAGAATTTTCCATCATTTGGATCCAATCCAGCAAAAATAGCGGGGGCCCCGTCCCATTTAACCGTAACGTCTACTGGCGCCTTCGCGTTACCTGAAAGCATATCCCTAAGTGCTCGTAATGCTAGGATAGCCTGGCGGGCCCCCTTAACTCCGCCGTCAAGAACTAAGTCTTCAATATGTGTCATATGAGTATTCTTAGCTGCTGCGGCCTCATTTAAGAGTTTATTTTTAAAGCTTAACATTAATTGTCTACCTTTGCGCCTGCTCTCCATTGGTAACAAGACCAATATCGGGCTTTCCATTTAGGACCAGGACTATCGCATTTATGCCTGGCTCTAAATGATGCTCGACGAGCTGGATCATCTCTTTTAATTTCCATGTTAGGATCGCCAAAACCTAACTTGATGATATTTCCTTTTTCATTTTTTACATAAACATAGAATTTTTTCTTACCATCATTGGAACGCGAAGGATCATTAAGTTTAACTTTTCTACCTTTGTACTCTGCTTCTTCAATTGTATGATCATATAGATTACTACAATCTTCGCAAAGTTCTCTTACTTCGTAAAAAGTTTTCATTTAATTGTCCTCACAATTTTACTAATTAACATTTTAAGTGCGGTCATATAAGCCCATCCATATCCATGAAACCAGTGGAATGTATGGTTTTTTTCAATTTCTGATTTAGGACCAAATTTCTTAGTCCAGTTATCAACGTATTCCCCTTTATATCTCAATACTGCGTGAGATAGTTTCCATTTGCTTGGTCCAACCAAACAGATGCCGGCTTGATGTGTAATTAACATCCACCACATTTTAATATGACTTTCTCCACAAATTCTGTAAAGAATTGAAAGAGCATAATCTTCACAATCACCTACATATTTTCCTTCACCATCTGGTCCATAAATAATTTTCCAGGCATCATTCATGCCATATTGATCTTTATCATACCTATACTTCCACCTAGAATTAAAGTGTTGAACTATAGCATCTTTATCAGGTCTTAAAACCATATTATCCTCCAAATTCGTGGCCTGCCACGCGTTTCATTTGCTTTTTATATTCAGCAAAATCGGGTTTTGATTTATATAATTTAATAGAAATATTAGGTCTTTCCTTACCTTTTATTCTCCATTCATAGCCTTTTTCTTTATGTTCAGGATCAGTAGTTTTTACAACACGACGCTTATAACCTTGTTCCCAAGTTTCGCCTTTGTATTTACCTTCACCTTCATCAAAAGATTCTCCCTTTGCTCTAGCCATTGCTGCAGCAGTTGGAGCTCCTTTTTCTCCTTTTTTACGCATTTTTCTTCCACTCTTTCTTTTTTGGTGGATATTATGCCAAAGGCCTTTGCCTTTTTCTGTAATAAAAGTTTTAAATGTAATCATCTTTTTAGTTTATACGAAAAAGTTTTACCTTTTGCTTGTTTCTTTTGAGTTACACCTAATCCAACTATTCTAGCAATTTGATTAACTAATACTAAACTTTTTTCATCTCCTTTTTTAAGAGCGTTATTTAGTTCGCTTTCAAGCTTTTTAGTTATTTGACTTACTATAGTAGCATGATCGCCAACTAAAGCTTCATCAGTATTTACTTGTTCGTTTATTGATTCGATATAAGCTGTTGTCCAATTTTGATAGTTTTTATTCATTATCCTTCCTTATAAAGTTTTTTGAATTCAGGAGTCATTGTTGCTAAAAATGAGGGAGCTGATCTAAAGTTACCTTTATATCTTAATGATATATTACAAACTGGTATTTCACCAATCATCAAATCAAAAAATAACATTGCTGCTCCTGCACCTGGTTCAAATGCTTGTGTTTTTCCTGGGGTCAATTTTATATCGACCTTACCTTTACTAAATAAATCATCTAATTTGCTAGTCACATTTTCAATATCTTTATATTCACCCTTTTCAATAACAACGCCTTTTGATGGACCGTAATCACCTATACCAGTAACTAAAGTAAAATCAAAGTTTACTTTCTTTAAATCTTTTAAGTCTGCTTTGAATATCAATTGAACTAATTGATCAGCTATCATTTCTTTATTTTTTATTATAATGTTTGACATAGCTTTAAATAAAGATTTGCCAGTTTTTAACTCAGCATTTATAATACTATTATCAATACGTTGAATATATTCTTTCCAATTCTTTGTGTTGGGTCTTTTCTTATTCATATCCTTTACTAATTCAGGATCTAATGCTCCCATTTTCTTTGCTCGAGCAATAACTCTTAAATAGAATGTACCTGCTTTTAATTCTAAAGCTTGTATCATTTTATCAAATTTTTTGTCTTGGAATAAAGTAGAAAATGCTTTATTGATAAGGGTAGGATCTTCAGTAGAGGAACGAGGTTTCTTTTTAAGTGATACACCTAAATAGTTTTTACCTTTACGTACTATAAAATCTGATGAATTAAAATCAGACATACCATACTTAGATATTTGAAATTGTTTTACATCATTATCCCAAGCCTGGCCTGTCAAATATACTTTATCAGCATTTCCAAATCCTGAATCATGTATGGTAATTGCTGCAGAAACTGCTTGACATAAATTAGGATAATCACCAGTAAGTGAATCAACTTGACCTTGTTTATAGCCAGATACTGCACCTAAACTATTTCTAACAGTATCAATTAAAGCATCCATTTCATCCGAGTTGGTAGGTGCTTTTATTTTAGGTAATAAACATAAGGCTGCTGTCATTAATTCATTTGGGTCATCTCCTGCAGACGATCTCTTACCTGAAGGTCTTACATTAACATAAATATATTTGTCCATGTCAATGTGTTTGAAGGCATAGTCTTTAGCTTTTCTTCCACTACTAACTTTAGCTCTTTCTAATTCAGGAGATTTATCTATTATTGCATTTGCGAGAGATGAATACTTTGTACGTTCTTTATCCAACATTAATTGTGATACTCCTAACTTAGCACCACTATTTTTATTTGGTCTTGTATCTCTTTCTATTTCTGTAGCTATCGAACCTATTTGATCATCTATTTCAGACATCAAGGCAAGGGCAAAGGCGTTATCATCTCCACTATACTTTAAAGAAGATATATCTTCTTGTAATTTTGTAAATTTATTAAATGGCTTCATAGATAGATCCTTTTTTCGATATATCTATTTATACATTAAGAATTCTCTTCTGGATCTACCCACGGGCCGTGGTCGAAGAATGGATTGGGTTTAATATGGCCACGATTATCATAGCATATGATTTTTTTCTCATGCAACAACTCAAGACAAGTTGATGCTCCATGTTTAGTTCCTTCTTTAAAACAAGAATAGCCTATACCGGCAGAAAAAACTAAAAAAATAAGTACAATTTCTATTTCAATCATGATGGAATACCTTTTCTATTTCTACTTCGTAACCTTCTTCTTTCATGCGTTCAGCAAATATCGTGGCAGTTTCCTCTAATTCATAGAGATATTCTGCCACAATATGATTTTTCTTTTTTGCGATAACTTTAAAAATCACCGGTATCAACCTGTAAAGTTTTTAAGCCTTTTGTTCTCCACATATCAACAACACGTTGTCTGTCGTCGAGAACAAAGTTAACTTTCCAGAAATCTTTAATAAACTCATCAAAAATTTCTGCCTTTACAATAGAATCTTCTCTAAAATCTTTATCGTTACGAGTAAAGATATGATCAAAAGGAATCCTATTAGTTTTTAACCATGATCTACAAATTAACTCAGACGACTTTGGTCTTGCCGTTAAGATAATGATTGTATGGTCTGCAGAAAATCTATGAACAATATCACTTACCACAGGACATACTCCATCCTCACTAGCTCTTGACCAGTCATACGGATCTCTTGTAGAAAATCCTTCACGGATACATAATGTTCCGTCCATGTCTACTAAAATTGCCGGTTGTGTTACCATAATATTTTGATTATCTTTAAATTCAAGATTTTGTTGTCTTACTAATTCCATTATTAGCATCCGCTTGTCATATGCGCATATGCTTCATCACATTTATCAATGGGATCTCCACACATACAAATTGTGTTATCTTCAGATGCTGCATCATTTGCAGCATCCACATGAGCTTGTTGCTCTTCAGTTAATATTTCTTCTGGTTCTCCAAAAGGCGTTACAATAAATTTCTTCATTAAGCACCTCCATTAGTTACAGCTGATACTCCAGTAGCAAGACCACCAGAATGATCTGCTAAGTAATGTGGACCAGTCCAAGCTACACTGTAGGTTTTGAAGATGTTTCCTCTAGCCTTATTAGTAGCTGGAGCATTCCTTCCAGCTGCTTTAAGAAGATCACCAACTTGAAACTTTTTATTTCCTTTATTGATGAATCCCCAAACAGAACCTTCTGTTAAGACTTTAATATATTTAGAGCCTTCTTGAAAGGTTATATTAGCTGCAAAGTTTGCAACTTGTGTTTCAGGATCACTAAACCTTTTAGTGAACCTAGCGTAATCTGCTACGATTGCGTCTTTTAGTATTTCGATTTGTTTTTCCATATTTAACTCCTTATTTAATTATGTAATATGAATATTATAACATACTTTTGACGTATTGTAAACGATTATTTTCACTTTTTTTCACTTTTTTTGTAACAAAGTGTTACAGAGGAGTAAATATTTTATCGATCACTTCACCGCAGGCTTTAGCAATGTCGATATGTTCTTGCTGTGTTCCATGGTCTGATCTTAGTTCTATATAATGAATCCAAGATCGAAGAGTTCCGTTAACATAAAGTCTAGACATTGTTAATCCTTCTGGTAAAACTGCTCTTGCTTGTTCTTTAGCAATACCAGCTTCAATAGCCCAATCATAGGCTTTTCTACATCTTTCAATAATAGTTTCTTGATATGATTCCCAAATATAGTTTACTGTATCATCTTTGTCTAAAGCAATAGAATTTTGTCTATTCTTAGGATCTTGTAGTCTAGCTTCTCTAATAGTAAATTCTAGGTCATTGGTTGGATCAGCATATCTTTGGCTAAATTCTTGAAATGAAAAAGATCTATGTCTTAATATTTGGCGAGCAATATCCCTAGGACAATTAATTTCTAAACAAGCTGATACCATTTCTAATGGAGACCAATGTTTATGTTTAATAAGATATTTGATTAGTTTTTCTGAAGTTTCCTCATTGGCTTGATTAGTTGGGTTTGATACCCTAGCACAATAAGCAACCAGCTGCAGCATATCATTTGTAATATCAATGTCTACAGCTGGTTGTGAATATGATATAAGTTTCACATCCATCATAATAAATTACGTTCCTTAACTTTCAGATTTAACTAAAGTGTAAATGCCCCAAGCAAGACCAACCCAAGCAGCAAGCTTAGCCAATCCTCCAAATAAAATAATAGAACCACATATAGCGATTAAACCTACTCCATCTAGAGAGGTTCTTTCACCTATCCTTCCCATTACCCAATCTTTTGCTTTTACTAACATATTTTCTCCTAAGTTTTAAAATCAGCAAACGTGTCTTTTGTTTCTCTATCGCCCCACGTTGCTATAGGTTTGTCGGGAGCCATATCTGACATAATATCAGTTTGAGCCGACTCTTCAACATCGTAAAGTTTCATTCTTGCACGATCAATACCAACAACAAATCTCTTGTATTTAGTTGGATCGTTATAACGATTCTTCAATTGTTTTACTAGTAACTGCCCAAGGTCTTCAAGTTCCTCAGTTGATATAAGAGCAAACATCAAATCAGCAGTAGCTGGTAAACCAAACGATTCCGAAGTATCTTCCAATCCTACATCAGTATTTGAATAACCAGATCGTGTAGTTTGCGTTGCACTCACGATAGGAAGATCAAATTCGACAGCTAAACCTCTTAACTCTTCAGCAATAGATTTAATGTACGAATAAGTATTTATACTTCCGCCTAAACCTTTTACCCTAGATGAAGCACAAATGTTTAGATAATCTAAGTAGATAATATCTGGCTTAAAATTCTTTTTAAGTTTTAATTCATTTAATAGCGCCCTGAAATGTCCAGTATGAGCAGCACCTGTTGGATATTCTTTAACAATTAATTTACCAACTGCACCTTTAGCAATCTTTTCAATCTTAGAATCAAAAACATTTTTAGGTAATGATTCTAATTGTTGAATTGGTAAATCCATAAGATTAGCATCAATACGTTCAGCAATTCTTTCTTCAGCCATTTCCATAGTAATATACAAAACATTTTTACCAAGTTCTAGATTTGATGCAGCGCAATGACACATGAAGAGTGACTTACCTACACCGGTACCAGCCATGGCTATATTTAACGTTTTATTCGGTAAGCCACCCTTCGTAATTTTATTGAGATAATCTAAATCAAAAGGTATTCTAGTTTCTTTAGTATTATAAAAAATAAAACGATCATCGCTATTATCTATATAATCGTGTCCAATATTAGGATCAAAAGACACCCCAAGAGCATTACTGAGTATGTCCGGAATAGCTCCATCTCCTCGCTCTTGATCTTTTCCATCAATGATTTGAATAGATTCCATAATCGCATTATAGACAGCCCTCTCTTTACACCATTTTTCTGATTCGTTTATGATATAATCAATATCTATATCAGATTTTTCTTTAAGGTTATCTATTAATTCTTGACTATTTGTAAGTAAAATTTCTGGTGCACTTACTTTTTTTAGTTCTAGATCGAGAATTTTACCACTTGGGATTTTATTATGTTGAGTTACAAATGCTACAATAAGATCAAATACGACCTTATGTTCTTGTTCAAAATATTCTTTCTTTAAAAAAGGTATTACTCTACGACAATATTCTTCATCATTAATTAGATGATTTAATATGTGAGTGGGTATCTGATTTGCTATTTCCAATTGTTATGCTCTTATTTTTTTCACTTTCATCTAGAGATACTTCAATTACATTTTGAAGTACTCCACCAATATAATTTTTAAAATTTATATCATTCAATAAATCATCTTCTTCAAATTGTTGTATATCAATAGGATTCCAAGAAAATGAAAGAGTTGCTGTTCCAAGTTCAGGTGATTCATTAACTTTCACCTTACCATACATATATTTAACACCCTTCCATTTTCCGGTAAGTAATTCTATTGCATACCAATCTTGATCATCGGCTTCTATAAATTTATAATCATTTTCATTTATTACTTCATTCATCTTGATCAATATCTAATTCAATATCTAGTAAAGGTTTATGTCCAATTTGATAATGTCCTTTAACAAACTTTTTAAAATCAGTACCAGTAAATATAGGATCCCAGAACTCTTTTTCTAAAGTTTGAGCTGCTCTTACTTTAGGATCAACCAATTCTCCAGTTTCCTTATCAACTCTACAATACCAACCATTGGAAGGTTTGGCAACATAGTTGCCAGCTAAAGCAACATCAAGTAAACCGGAATAAGTTTCAATACCACCTTCCCAAGTAACTGAGATAGGAACTTTTGATTTTTCTCTGACAAACCTTGATTTTTCCACATTAATTATAAAGTGGTAACCTTTAATTTCTGTCCCTTGTTTTTCTTGTTTTCTACCAATAATCCAAATGTTATCTGCTGAGTAATAAATACCAGTACCACCAGATACCACAGCTTTAGGAAACAAACCAATTTCTTGATAAGTATGATTGACAGCAAGTAAAGGAACATTCTTCATGGTAAGATAAGGAGTAACCATTCTGAATAATCCCTTTAATGCTTTAGCTCTTGACATGTCAGCAACTGATTTTTCATTAAGAGCATCTTCCAATTCTTTTTTGGATGCTAAGTTACCAATAGAATCTATTACAATACAAACTTTGTCACCACGTTCGATATTTTCTAATTGGCCAACTAAATCAAATTTAAGTTGTTCAACATCTGTAATTGGTGTGTGCAATACTCTTGATACATCAATATCAAAAGATTCAAAATAAGATTGTGGTGAACCAAATTCAGAATCATAAAAAAGTAAAACTGCATCTTCGTGTTCTTTTAAATAAGCACTTGCCATAAGAAGAGCAAACGAAGTTTTAAAATGTTTTGATGGACCAGCAAGAACAGTAAGTCCACTAGTCATACCACCTTCAATATCTCCTGACAATGCAACATTGATCATAGGTACTGAAGTAGTTACTATATCTTTTTCTTGAAAAAATACTGAATCTTCCAAAACGGCCGTAGCTTTTATTTTAGAATTCTTTTTAAGTTTGTCCATTATACTCATTATCGATACCTCCTATCAGGTCTTAATTGCATTGATTTTTCTTTCTTTTTCCAACGAGCAATACCTTCGGCTTTTTTCCTTTTACGTTTTGCTGTTGGCTTTTCATAGAATTCTCTACGTCTGACTTCTTGAACTATACCAGCTCTTTCACAAGCCTTTTTAAATTTTCTTAAGGCTATATCAAATGGCATAGGCTTTGGTGGTCTTTTATCCCTTTTGTTTCTTTTCTTAGGAGTTAAATCTATACTAGGCAACGTATTGATCTCCCGGTTCCCAACCACAGCCAGTTAAACCGCCTGCCTTAAGAGCCTGTAATGTTCTAAGTATTTCATCAGCACTTCTGCCAGTATCCATTGCGGTGACTGATACATGTTGTATTTCACCTTCTGGATTTACAATGAAAGTTGCACGATTTGCTACACCTTCATCAATATTTAATATTCCACATTCACTTGCGAGATAGAGACCACTATCAGCTCCAAGAGTATGTTTAATATTTGTAAGAGTATTATTAAATTTTTTCCAATTTAATTTTGAATACTCATTATCACCCGATATTCCTACCACAATAGCTTCATCAACTAATTTATCCATTTGAGTAATTTCAGTTGGACAAATAAAAGTAAAGTCTTTTGGATAGAAATATATTACCGACCAAGAACCCATTAATTGTTCTTGTGTTATCGTACATATTTGGTTTTCAGCATTGACTCCTTCAAGCCTGAATGCTGGAAACATATCATTTACACTAAGCATATTTTCTCCTTTAATTAGTATATTATAACATAAAATCAGTCAATTGTAAACTGTTTTTTTCATATTTTAATGATTTTTTTCTATTATCTTGAATAATAAAATCAGTGTCAATCATATCTAAATTTCCATTTAGATATTTTTTTACCATTTTTGCTGCATGCTCAGCTGTAGTAACAGGAACATTTTGGCATATATGATTAAGAGAACGTTTAGGATTAAGTAACTGAAAATTACTAGGAAGTTTCATTATTGATAATGCTTCTCGTACAGTTAAATATCTATCTTCTCTTGGATGTGTTAAACAAGTTGGCATATGTCCAACAAAAGCTCCTATTTTATCTTTAGGTATTTCTGTTGTTTTACGCATTATATTACCACCAGCTTTTAGCTTATGGTATTGTCTATCACATTTAGTAGCAACATTATCATATCCATTTTCGCGCATCCATTTTGCTACTACTTTATAATTAGTATGTTCTTCAATATAATCCATTGGATTAGTTGTTCTTTCTATTTTTGCTTGAAATTCTTTATGAGATATACCGCCTTCCAATACCTCTAGCACATATTTATAATATGGTTCCTCAGAAGGTATTTTATCGTTGGTCAATATTTGACTCATAGGATCATCATCTCTACGTTCTACTTCAAGTATTTCATCTTCAATGGTTTTAGGTTTTTTAAGTACATAATCAAAAAGAGGAACTTTATCATCTTTCCAGAAAAAATAAAAAGTACGATCTCTTACTTGTCCTAAACCATGAAGTATAGATTTAGTTTGAAATATTGAAAAAGTATATCCATTATCTTTTCCAATTTTACGTAGTTTTTTAACTACTGGTTCACCCATTTTTGATGCAAGTCTTGGAGCATTTTCTCCCCAAAAAACTTTTGGTTTTACCTCTGTAAGAATATATTCTGCTGACTTATACATCCAATCATTCATAACGTTATTGCTACTGGCTGATGGAGAAAGTGAGCTTAAACCTGCACATGGGCATACAGTATTAATCACATCAACTTTTTCTGTGAAGCTGTGGCCCTCTGAGAGGTTCAAATATGGAATACTATTATCATAATAGTTTAGTAAGTGTTCTTCATTAGCTTGAAATCCATCAAAGGTAAGAATATATTTTGGTCTTTCTCCAAATATATTTTCCATAGCTATAGTTTCTCCACCTATAAGTGGTACAATACTCGCAAAACTCATCCGAAAAATTCCTCCAAATTATTTGATTCAGCTCCTGTCCAATACGGATAAGATCCTCTAGATAAATGAATTGATTTAGGTTTTTCCATATAATCAAAATCCAGTTCACCTTTACTATTCATAAGATAGTTGGTCCATTTAATACCATAACCAGAGTCATGAATAATTTCATTAAATAGTTTTCTAGCACTATTTCTTTCATCCCAAGTTCCATAAAATGGTTTACCTTTATAATAACCCGATTGTGGAATTTTTCTTGATTCATTTTCGATGGGTAGAAGTTCGTAAATACGACCTGGAACAGATAAGTTCTTCACCTCCGTTACATATCG